GTCGAAGGCCATTGGTCTGATACTGGGTTCAGCAAAAGATAATTATAATTCGAGTTGGAAGCACGGAATAGGAAATATCCGTGTCCTCCTGAACTAGTACTAAGATTTGTGATAACCTTGTGAGTGAAGTTAATAGAGAAATTGCGTGTTCCTGACGGAGACACGGTTCGCGCATGTTTACAGAACGGATCTGAAACCGCACAAAAGTCTTTAACAACGACAGCGTTGCTAGCACTCGATTGAGGCTTTCTCGACTTACGAGGCTTGGAGACTTTAACTTTCACTTTAGTTTTCTTGTTGACCATGTTAGTTTGTGCGTTTTCCCCACCGAAGAGTGGTGGGGTGAACCCCGGCACTAACCGCCCGGGGGTGAGTTTAAAGACATCACCAGGTCATAATGACGCTTAGTCAGTCACCCTATTGATGAAAGCTAAAACACGGGGATATGCATCACTGTGTCTAACTTCGTTCGCAACTTGCATTGCGTCATCATAAGGTACCTTCTTAGTAGCTAGTCTAAATACGGCTTTGTGCCAAGAAGTGAACGAAGCAAGACCAGTCACACAATCGTAATTGTGTGAACAGAAATCTAAACTGTTGCTTTGGCGAGTAGCATCACGTAATCTAATACCAGCTTTATCCGCGGCTTTGAGGTAAGCCGGAAGATCATGGATTCCCCACATTATTCCATCATCTCCATTTGCAGTTACTGCGTCGAGTTCTTGTTTGGATTGCAGACCGAGGTAATTCGAATATAGATTCTTTAAGAGCGTATTTCTACGAGAAGTATCTTTCGAACCAGAGTCCAACATTCCTGGGTTGATTCTTGAGTAAACTAATGACCCCACTACAACAGATGAATTAGCGCAGGCCAAAGCCCAGCGCCTATTACATAAGTTCCATTTGACAAGAGTACCACGGGTTGAGGTGTGTGTACGTTTATCAATTTCACTCGTTGCAAGAAGAGTTTGAATAGTGTGCAGCCCGTCAAAGCCGCTACAATCGTCAGTAACAGGGTCACCAAATTTCTTGGTGAGAGTGTTGACAACTGCAATAAATTCCTTAGTTTGTGCATCAGTAAAACCAATTCCAACTGAACTGCCATTAACATAAATCCTGTCTTCGTCGCGTAAGCGTTCAGAAGACTCGCTGAACCAATCGGACTCACATAGTTGGTCAACTAGTGAGACTGGAGTGATACAGCGAAAGCGTCCCTCCACATGCTTACGCCGTGGGTGGGGTTCATCCTTTATAAAGATGGACGAGGGATCCTTTAGTCCTGAAAGAACTAAGGCGCCAGGATTTAATACAAGTATTTCAAAAGGCGTGTCGGGATTAGACCACAACAACAGCCGCGCGAGAGTAGCCCCGATA